ATGATGCTGCAGGTGAAGACTCTGCATTTGCGATCATTCCTGCTTTGTCAAAACAGATCGCTAAAGATCTTGAAGATGCTTTCGAAGATTGTATTTTGAATGGTGATACTGCTGCAACTCATCAAGATGCTATCAGTTCTTGGAATCTTCGTGAAAGATGGGGGGCTACAGGGCTTGGATCTGCATCCGATCATAGACGTTTGTTCTTAGGATTCCGTGCTGCTGCTATGGATAAAACTTCTGAAGTTGATTATGGTGGTGCTGCTTTAACATTTGCTAGTTTCATGAGCGCTGTTTCTCAGATGGGAGAGTTGGCTGTAGGAAATAAAGTTTGTGTTGTATCTCCTGAATGTTTGATTGCAAATTTCTTAGAACTATCTGAAGTTGTAACATTAGAGAAGTTTGGACCTCAGGCCACAGTTCTTACAGGGCAATTAGCAAGTTTAGCGGGTATCCCAATTGTAATGAGTCGTTTTATGGGAGCAGATTTAGATAATACTGGGTTGTTTACCAATGTAAATAAAGATAAAACAGGATTTGTTATTTTCAACCCTGATTCATGGTCTCAATATGTAAGACGTCAAATTACCATTGAAAGCAATAAAGATATAGCTGCCGGTGCCATCCAACTCGTTTCAACAATGAGAGCGGTTATGGATTCTCCTGATGCTGCTTCTGTTAAAAATGTTGTTTACGGTTACGATTTACCAATATAATTTTAGGAGTTTAAAATGATTATTTCTCATACTTTAGAATATGCAGGCTCAAACCTGTCAGGATATATTGTTATTCCTGAGGGAGCGAGAATAGAGAGATGTTGGTTGATGTTGGAGTCAACATTGGCTGCTCATGCTGCTAACTATCTTACATTTAATGTTCGTGGTTCTGATGGTGTTACTGCTGTAGCTACTCAAACAACCGACTCTGGATCAAGTGGTATTTCTATCACAGGTCTAACTGCTGTTGAATTGAGTTTGTCAAATGCAGATAAGCAAGTCTATTCTGATGGTGGTTACATCAAACTTGAATGTGATAAAGGTGGAGCACCTGCCAATAATAAGGTTGTTTTCGGGATCAAATTAGCATTAGCAAGAGATTAAAATTTAGGTTGAAATGAATGAGTTTAGTATCTGTATCGACATTAAAACAGTATCTTCCAGAGATACAAGGGTCTAGTATCGATGCAGATCTATCCTCTCTTATTTCACGTGTCGAGTCATATGTTGCTCGATATTTAGGTTTTCCTCTTGCAGATGGAAATAGCTCATATGTACTAGATCAATCAACATATACTGTTTATATTGATCAACCTATGTATGAGTTATCCTATGTTTTGCAGCTATCTATCAAACCTATTGTATCTGTTGCATCTGTTCATTCTGATATTGATAGAGAATATGGAACTGATACAGCTATAGATCTAGCCAAAACTACACTAGATAAACAAAACGGTAGAATCATTTTAAACGATGAATCTACTGATACTTTTGATAATGGTTATCGTGCTAACAAAGTTGTCGGTTCTTTTGGGTTTAATACTTCTAGCCCTCCTCATGATTTGGTACATGCTATTTGTGTGTATTGTGCTCATTTACAGCGTGCAAAGAGCAGCCAAGGAAATCAATCAATAACTCAAAGAAATAGTACGGTATCATTATCACCTAGGACCATGCCGATCGAGGTCAAAGAAATACTGAGAGGATATAGAAATGTCTCGGTTATCATTTGAAGAGTTTTATAAACGAATTCAACAATCATCATCTGAATTATTAAAAGAACTTGAAATTCAATTAATAAAATCTTCTTTAAGAATGGAAAGAGATGCAAAGTTAAATGCGACAACATATCCAAAAGTCAGAACAGGAAGATTAAGATCTTCTATTGCGGGATTAGTTGATAATAAATTTGGAACACCAAGAGTCATTTTGAAAGCGGGAGGAAATGTCAATGGGGCTGAGGTAAATTATGCACGTGAACTTGAATTTGGTAATTCTTCTCGCGGGATTAAGCCTCGTTTGTATCTGGGGAGGGCTGTGGCTGGAGAACGCGACCGTCTTTCTGATCGGTTGTCTGATCTCCTTGACGTTGCTTTGGGGAATAATTGATGAGTAATACAGTACAAGTAACAATCTTAAATCGTCTCAAAGTTATTATTGCTGCTAATTATAACGCAGGTTTTTCTGGTCTTGATCTACAAGATCGTGTTGTTATTGGTGCTCCAATAGGAGCAAATCAAGTTCCATCTGCAAATATTACATTTATCGATACCATAGAGCAACAAGGAAGAACTTTAGGTCGATATTTAGGAGAGTCTGTATATCAAATTGTATGTTATGCAGGAGGAGGAACATTAGAAGCAAGAGTACAGAATGCCATGAATCTTGCCGGAGATATTCAAAAAGCAATAACTTCAGATCGTACCTTAGGACTTTCGGGTCAAACTCAAGACGTTTTGGTCAATTTTACAGCCCTCGATGGAGAAGAATATGGTATAAGTCAAACAGGGATCTCTTTGATTGAGGTCAGAGTAACCCATCAATCAATATATGGTGTTTAATGAGTTGGTTTAATAAAGATTTTAAAAGACGTATACCGGTTGTTATTGATTGTTCTAGCACTTCATCCGGATCAATCGACTTTTTTATAGAGATCCCAAAAGAGTTTGATGATTTTTGGAGCAATGTAATTACCACAGGAGGAACAAGCGGCTATGATGTTGTTATAACTGATGATACAGGACAAAGAATAGCCTTTGAAAGAACAACTTGGACACCTGCAACCCCAAGAGGGGTTTTTAAAGTAGCTGGATATACACTTCCCGCATCTAATACTATGCTTATCGCTTATGTATATTGGGATAACCCCGATCAAACTATAGATCATTCAACCGCTTATGGTGGTGGAGGATCTCCCTTAACAGGACATATATATTTAGGTGCTCCTTTTCAAAATATCGTTAATGTTGGATCAAATCAAGGATTATCAACTGTTCCAACTACAATAATTCAGAAAGATCTTGATGAAAAAATAGATATTTGGTTTCCTGTTTCTCATCTTCTTGCTCCTCGCTCCTTACCATATAATGAGAGACTTGATTTTAGAGCGGTCGAATATATAGATGTACAGGTCTTGAATTCATCAGGGGTCAATCAAGCATCGATGTATGCACTTTCTGAAACAAGATTGATCGCAGGATGGATTAGAGTTAGAGTACAAGCAGGAGTAAACAATACAGATTATGTAGTCAGAGCATTGGTCTATAGTTCTGATTCTGAAGTTTTTATCATTCCATGTCTGCTACAAGTCAGGCAATTATTACCATCATAGGAGGTTATCATGCCATTAGAATTTGGACGTGGTGCATTTATTAAAATAGGAGAAGAGACTACTTACGGAACCATAGCAGGAGCCATGGGTGTTGATAATAGGATCATCTCTGCATCTTTTCAAAAGACACAAGAAAAGGAAAGAAAAACACATCTATCTCAATCGGGATCAGGTGGTTTTCAAAACGGACATTTCGAAGCCTTTCTCAATTGCGGAGGTTCTATTGATCTTCCTCTTCTTTATGAGGGTACAGGAATGCTTATTAAAGCAGCTGTTGGAAATGCAACAACAACAGGAGGAGGTCCAACTTATGAGCATTCTTATATCCCCTCTGCTGATGGATCTGTCCCATCTCTATCTATTGGATTACAAAGAGGAACGGGATCAAAAGAGATTTTTCTAGGTTGTAAAGTTGCAAGCATGAATATATCGGGATCAGCAGGAGAAGAGATTACTGCTTCTTTTGATATTATTGCTCAAAATTCTCAAGCTCGAGCAGCTGCTTATACTTCCTCCTTTGGAAGTGGAAAACAGATGTTTCATTATGAATGTGGAAATCTTAATTATAGTGGTAACAACTTTCCTATGAAGAGTTTTGAGTTTACACTCGATAATAAACTTGAGAGAAGAAATGTATTGGGTGATAAAAAAACCTTAGAGCCAGTTGTATCTGATGTTAAGGATGTTACTCTATCTGTTACTTTGGAGATGGAAGATAACCTTTTATTTGATAACTACATAGCAGGAACTCAATCAGATGTTGTTTTC